TACAAGTTTAATTGCTGCAGTTTTAGCATTAAGGTTTGCAGTTGTTGTTGCATCATCAATAACTTCATATGCTTGTTGAATTAGTTTTGTATAATGTGCGTCTGCTCCCACTAGTGCATCTTTAGCACGAGCACGAATAGCATCATTGGCAGATGCCATAGCCTTCCACTCATTTAGATGAGCGACTACACGAGTGCGTGGCAAATCAAGAGTCTTAGAAATCTTAGTTGGATCATTTCCTTTAAGATATTCTTCAACAACCTTATTTACTTCATCAAGGTGTTTTACGATTTCTATTTCTGCGTTTGTCATATTTGCCTTCTAGTCTATTGATTTCATCTTGAATATAAAAGATAGCCTTCTTCAAATCTTCAATATGCTTAGATTCATCTTTAATACCAGCCCTCCAGAGATACTTTATTGCATTACCAATATTAAAGTTTCTGTGTCTAGTAATCTCAATTGCTTCTACTCCACTTGGATCAGTGGTGTAATGGTAAGGATGATTAACCTGATCAACCTTAATAATAAATTTTTCTTTGTCATTCATCGCTTTGATTTCCTTAATCCAAATTTAGCAAGGTAAACATATATTGTTTCCACACTTACCCCACATTCTTTTGCTATTTCTTCTGGACTCTTTTTATCCATGTGATAACGCTTTTTAAGCCATAACTCATTTGTATATAGTTTACCAGTCATGTTATCCCTTGTCAAATCCCGCTGCTTTGTTCCAATTATTAATAGCCCAATGCCCTATTCCTGCTGCATCTGCTACATCATAATCATCTATCTTTTTATCGTATACTATTTCTAGTAGTTTAATTGTTCTTTTCTTTCTAAAATCACGTTCATATGATTTATACCAGGATAATGATTTACCAGGATTTACATTTCTTATCTGTAACTGCTCTTCTTTTGATAATTTTTTGTTACCTAAATAATTTTGCCATGTAATTGGTGATACTCTGCCTATTTCTTTTATACCCGATAAACCAGCACCACCTATGATTGCGCCCTGTACCATAGCAAGATCTGCTGCAGTTTTGGGGGAATTCATAAAAACGGTATGTTCAATAACAATAGCATTAATCATATTATAATGAGAAAATAGTGCCTTTGTTTTGGCAGTAGCATCTATTACTTTTTCATAAATATTGTTACCTTCAAATGTTATTTTTCCATAACCAGTCAATTGTTTATATGTGTAAAATGCAAATGCAAGACTATTTGTACTGGCATCAATAGCACATATATGACTTGGCTGATTAATCTTGTTCATATTCTACAATTCCTTTTAATTCTTTAATCATTTTTTCTACTGCCTTTTGGCTAACATTGCAGTTAGCACAAAATCCAGAGTCGTTATATATTGATAGTTGAACACCACAACCACCAAGACATTTACGAATCTTGCCTATTCTTTTTTGTCTACGAGAAACTTGATATCTTTCAGCAATCTTATCTTTTGTAGCAGCATCTCTGCACTCTTCACTACAGTAGATCTGATAACTTACTTTTGGCTGAAAGCGTTTATCGCATCTTTCACATAGTTTCACGCAATCCCTCCAGAGATTGTATTTTAACCACCCCTGGTTCCGCCGTAGCACAAACTGCCTTTACTGGACAGCCTTTGCATATCTTAGAATTGGACCTATAGTTTTTCTGTGGCAAGGTCTTATCTTTCCATGCTTTACGAACGGTACGCATCCACTCAAAAGTATTATCAATAAATTCTTTATAATAATCTGTAACTTCAATAGGAAATACTAATAGTTCATGATTATTCTTATTTTCATAAATCATTACACCTTTTGCTTTTTTAAGAACCTTCATATAAATAAGCAACTGAATTAAATGACCTTTTTTAGGCTCGCCTTTAATCTTATAATGTTCAAATGCATCTTGCTGCATTGTTTTGATTTCAGCAATTATTTCTTCATTTTCCCAGTTAAGCATAGCGTCTCCCCACCCAAATATAGGTGGATCTGAGTGAGTTACTTTAAATTCTGTAGTATAAACTGTCTCTCCAGTTTTTTCAGTTTTCTCTTCATCAATATATGGAATAGCAACTCCAGAATCAAGCATTGCCTGCTGAATTCTGTCATGAGACATTGTTCCAGAAGTCATGTTTGCTACACCATATGGAGTATCATTACTTTCAAATATATTTCCTTCAAAGGCAAAATACCAATACCGTGGACATTCTCCGTGACCCCAAGCAAGGGTAGATGGAGCAAAAGTTTTTTTAATTGTATGTTTTGGTCCACGTTTTTCAATATATCCTGAATTAATCTTATCAATCAACGCTTGAGTATTAATCAATTGTGGTTTATCTTCAGGCTTTAACATTATCTGTTTCAGCAAATTTTTAGTCATTATTATCCTTTTTATCTATTATATCAGTTAGCGCATTATGTATTTAAGTGCTGAAACAAGATCATTAATTGCCTCTGCTGCAGTGTAATAAATATTTTTCTTACCTCTGTCTGACTTATCCACATTAGTCATCCACGTAGCCCTGAACGCCATTTTTGCTGCTATTGCTTGAAGCCTAACTATCTCTAGACTAGCCACCTGGGGTGGAATATCTGGCTTTACAATAAGTTTAGCAATCATTGTAAGAGCAGTAGTTAATTCTTCATCATTCATAAAATCTGCTATTTCGGATAGGCCATTGACCATATCTATAGTTGTTTTTGCTGGTTCAGTTTGTTGTGTCATTTTCTGCCTCCCATGTCAACTGATCTAAAAGATCAAATTCTACAATTGCAAGACGAGTTTTTTTATTACCTTCACCAAGTATTACTACAATTGCTGGAGATTTATCTTTGCCAGCCTTTATAGAATCAGTTACAGCCTTTGCCCAAACATCTTGGTTAATGGTAAAAGACTTAGATGCTTCTTTAAAATCAATAACAAAACTTCTCCAAGTGGCATCACCCTTTTGGGTATTACGACCAGAGTTTTTGTGCTGTTTAGCACCTATTCTTTTACTCTCGTTCTTCTCGCTCATAGTCCTTCTTTGTTTTAATAAGTTGTGCTTTTGATATATGTTTTTGACCACACATCCATGTAAGGTCTGATGTTTCAAGCCATAGTCTTAAAGATGTAACTTCTTCTTTACAGGTATGACATGGAAATCTACCTTCAAATGTTTTAAATTTTGGTTCAGCCATTTGCTAACTTGCTTTTTAATGATTCTTGCAAGTCAAGATCCTCTCTTACTCTACTAATAAATCCATCTCTACCTTGAACTTTTGTACCGTCTTCTAACTGATACCAAGCACCAGTTCTAGTAACAATGCCCATTAGTTCTGCTGTATCTACAAGATCACCAATAGAATCAATTCCAACTTCATTACCACGGAAATAAAAATCATATTCACCAGATTGGAAGGCAGGTGAAGTTTTAGAGAATTGTAATTCCCAACGCACCTTTCTTCCAATCTTCTCTTCAATGAGTTTATCCCCAACTGAAATCTTACCTTTAATGGCTTGATTATCAGACTCAGAAGAGAACAGTTTAATAACTGATGATGAATAGAATTTGGTTGCCTGACCGCCAGATGGCTGTTGACTGGTATACATTGCACTAATATTATTTCTTGATTGAGAAATAAGAATAAGCAAAGTAGGCTTAACCTTATTGTTTGCATAGTTAAGCATTTTCCAAGCATTTGAAAAATCTCTTGACTCTGCACCAATTTGTTTTGTATTCTCTAGTTGCTTAAGTTCATCTGAATCTTTTTCAAAATAAACTGCAGGTAGAAGAGAAGTAATACTGTCAACAACAATAAGATCTACTCCCGCTTCCATTAATCCCACCCCAACATCAACCATTTCATTAATAGTTCTGGCTTGAGAATAAATTAACTTAGACGGATCAACGCCTAGTTTCTTTGCCCAATCTTCTGAGTAAGACATTTCTGCGTCTATCCACGCACACGTTTTACCTTCTTCTTGAGCCAATGCGATAGTTTGGAGGCATAACGACGACTTAGCACTTGACTTGCTGCCCCAAATAAGAACCTGTCTACCGTAAGGAAGACCACCATTAAGGGCACGATTAAGACCATAACTAGGC